GCAATTCTAAAAGATGGTGTCATTAAAACATTATATGGATTTCTTCGCAAATCAGCAGTATTACGAATATCATACTGTTGTTCCGCAGTTTGCCCACTTACTAACTTTTTACTCCTAAATAATTCTTCTATCGTTGGCATCTATAATATTTTTTATGATAATGCAAAGTTATTTCTAGTACTTTTATCAACTTGATTTGATATACCTGCTGTAACTTTTGCTCCATCCATATGTACTGCTATTTTACCAGAAGCCATATCTGCTCTTAATGCTTTTATTTCAGCTATCATTGCGTTTAATGGTGCAGATAATGCTGATAAATTTAATTGAGTTGTTGCTACTGGTTGTGCTCCCACCGAACCTTTTCCACTCAATGCAGCTGCTGCTCCCGGAGCTGCAACTAAATCATCGTTTGGAGATAGTTCAAATAATCCACCTTCTTTAGTAGATACTTGTGTTTTACCGTCTGCTGGTGAATTCATATCTCCAGCCTTTGACATTAACCCTATCATAGCTGCCACAGCTCCTCCAGCTAATAACAAACCAACACCAAATGGTATTTTACCCAATGAACTAAATATAGATGTGATTGCTTCTTTCATACTTAATGCTGCTTTTTCTTTACCTGTTATAAGTGCAGCTTTATCTAATATTTGTTCTTTTAATTTATTAAATAATATCGTACTACTATATGCTGCCAATCCGCCATAAAATACAAGTGCTAATGCTAAATTATCATTAATTACTTTTAATCCATCAGCCATCCATTGAAATGGTGCTGCAATTGCTGCTACTATTGGTGCTATTGCTTGCAACAATGGAGTTAATACACTACCTACTGTTGCAGCTATACCCATAAAAGCATTTTGTAATTCTTTTAATTGACCGGCTTGTTCTTGCTGAGCTGCATATTTAGCTACTTCATTTTGTAATTGGTCTTCTTGTATATTTGTTATATCCAATCCTTTATCGATTGCATCTTGGGCTGCCTTTTTTTGAAGTGGAGTTAATTTATTTAATTTATCTTGAGCGTTTAATTGTTTATTAATTTCTTCTACACTCATACCAGCTGCTTTAGCTAATTGTCTTTGTGTAAAATAATCTTTCTTTCTAAAATCTCCACTTCTTTGAAGTTGTTTTAGTGTTTCTTCATTTGCTTCACCAAGTTTATTTTCCATTGCCAATGCTCTTGCTCTACTCAAATTAAATTGACCTCCAACAAAAGTTGCTGCTACTAATTCATCCTCTATACCATTTTCAAAATCTAATAATTTTTCTGCTAAAGATACTTGCTCTTTAAGAGAAGTACCCATTCTACGTGCTTGAATTGCGTTTTTTGTTAATGCATTTAAATCACCCTTAAAGAATGTAGATGCAGCTTCAGCATTTTCAGCTATATCTGCAAATACTTTAGCAGGTGCTACACCAGCTAATTTAGACATATTAGCTACTTGTAATTGAACACTAGCTGCTGTATCTTGTGATAATCCTGCTGTACTTTCTAATATACTTTGTACTTTAGCCGAGTTATCTGCAGATACTCCAAATGATGTACCCAATACAGTCATTGCTCCAACTGCTGCTTCCGAATATTGTACAGTATCTCCTAATTCAGTTTTTATTGCTGTTAATGTTTTAAATACATTTTCAGCTTCTACTCCAAATTTTCCGTACTTAGCAACTAAATCATTTGTTTGGGCTTTCATTTCGCCCATTTGCGAATTTGTTAATCCCGTTTCTTTACGAAAATCTTCCGCTGCTTCATCCAATTTAGTAAATGATGCTAAAGTTGCTACAACTACGGCTGCTATTATTGCAATAGGGCCGGCACCTGCCATTATAGCTTTACCAAGTTTTTTAGCTAAATCAACACTTTGCTTTACTGGGGTTGGTAGTGACTCATACATACTTGATTGAGCCTCTTTTATTTGAAGTAATCTTTCTTCTTTTTTTTGTAACTCGTCTGTTAATTTTAAAGCCTGAATTAATTCTCTTTTTTGTATAGCGCTATAAATTCCCCTACTTTGCTCAATATCTCTTATTTTTCTTTGAATATCACTAACACCAGTTAAATCATCTTGTGCTTTTTGAGTTGATTTTGCTTGTTGTTCTAATTGAGATGTTATATCACCATATACACTTTCTCTTATTAATGAATTTTCATATAATTTCTTTTCACTTTCTCTTTCAGAATTTGCATATTTTGCTTGAATACCCTTTTCCTTAGAAATATTTTTTCCCAAATTAAAATATACGGAAGCTGAACCTGCATTTCCTTTTAATTGATTTTTTATTTCTTCTCCTAATCTTGTATATGATTTTACAAATGAAGTAAATTCTCTATTACGAGCTTGCTCAGCTTTTAAATTTCTTTCAGTAAGTTTTAAATTTCTTTCAGCTGCTCTTAAAGCATTATTTTCTGCAGCAGTTCTATTTTCAATAGCTTTTAATCTAGCAACATCAATTGCTGCTTGTTTTTGTGCGTTTTTTAAATCTTGTTCTTCGCTAGTTGCCATTTATGATTACTTTATATCAATACCATATTTCTTCAATATGTCTGTAGCCCACTTATCTTTTTTAAGTGTTTCTGCTGCTTTATCATTCAAATCTCCAATAGCTTTATCTATTTTTTGTAAAACTGGGTCTTTTGCTATTAAGTCATTAATAGAGTCAGCTCTGTCTTCTTTTTTCTTTCCAAATAGTTTAAAAAACCCATTTAAATTTGATTCTGATATTTTATATCTCATTTTTCCGAATTTATACGTTATCAATCTATAAATATGATATAAACAAAAAAGTTAGGATTATCTATTAACCCTAACTTTTGGTAGTTTTGGAGAACTACTTTGTGAATTTGCTTTATTAATTTGCTCCATCTCTTTTTTTTTAGCATCTAATAGTTTATTATAATAAAAATTTCTAAGATGCGTTGGCATTTTGTACATATCCATTACGGTAAATCCATTACCATATTGAACCATATCAAATATTTGAGTATGAAGTAATATACTATGATTTATCGCTAGGCCAAAAAAACCCGGCTCCCATAGGAATCGGAGAGACCTCCTCCTCCCCATCTTCATGCGTATATGTGAATACCATATTTACATCAGGTGATATTGATTTAACGTAATCTCTAAATGCTCTACTATCCATAGCTCTCATTGTATTTACATATTTATTAATAGTTCCCATATCAGAAACACCATCAATTGATTTAATCATATATCTTAAACGAGTGGTAATTTCAAATGAACCATCTTTACTCATTTTTTCTAAAGCCTGAATATCTTTATCGATTAATAATTCGTCACCATGTGTTAGTAATTTAAATGTTAATTTATTTTTACCTTGTGGTGTTGTGAATTCAAATTCATTTTTGTTTTTAAATAATGAAAAATCAATTTCTTTTGTTTGTATTTTTGATAAATCTACTTGTGTTTCAATAACATCTCCTGTTTTGGATGAATAAAATTTAAAATTGTAATCAGGACCATATCCCAATAATCTAGTTGCTAATATAATAGCGTTTTTATCACCAATAGTAATATCTTTAATATCAATTTTATCTAAAATAATAGATTCAAATAATTTATCCAATACAATACCTTTTTTAATAAGGTTTTGATTAGAAAGGATATCTTCTTCTTTTGCAGTCATATACTTTATAGTAACTCTGCCAGATGATAGTGGGTTTTCTTTAGGATATACCAATCCTTTTGATGGAAGGTCTAATACCTCCGTTGGAAAATCATATTGCGTTTCTGCCATAACTTTAATTGTTTTGTATATATAAATACATACTTTTTAAAAAAATAGAAAGCACAAAAAAGAGGATTCTTTTGAAATCCTCTTAATTTTATATACTTTTGATTAGAATTCTAAGATTGCGTAATCGTAAGCTAATGTTAATTCAATTGTTGCTGGTTCATTAGAATCAAATGATAAGTCACCAAAATTTGCTTGCGAAATAAATGCACCTTTTAAAGTCCATTGTTCAATCTTATCACCAACAGGTCCTAACATATAGAAAGTAATATCTTTCTTATAGAAGTCAGCGTATCCATCTCTACCAGTAATTGATTCATGTCCTAAACGAACCCAATCCATTACCGCTTGTGCTGCCGAAGGAACAATTGGGTCATAAAGAGTGATAGTGATATCTTGCCACTCACCCTTACCTTTCAACTTTCTTTTTACGTTGATATGGTCCAATGTAATTGTTTCAAATTGAATTGTAGGTCTATTTGCTGCCTTTACAAGATATGAAGGGATATTTTCAATCTCCATCACATATCTATTTTTCATCTTCGGTTCGAAGTTCGTATAGAACATCTTATCAAACTCTAATATTTCTGCCATTTTTATTCCTTTTTTATTATATTAATAAATATCCGTTTCCGTTATTTTTGTATTATGCTGTGAAACTTGCTCCAGTTGGTAAGATGTTGAAATCAATTACGATGAATTCAGCTGTCTTAGCCGGTTGTAAGAAAATTTGTCCTGCTAATATGTTTCTATCAATCACATCAGGTGTGTTATTACTTTCATCCATTACAACTTTGAATGTGTAAAGACCTTGTCTTTGTTGTACAGACTCTAAATAAGGATTAACAGTATTTAAGAATCTATTTCTAGTCGTAGATGTGTTTTGTTCGAACACTAAGAAACGAGATGTTGAAGCGATAAACTTCTTAAGAGTGATAAGTAATCTTCTAACATTGATTCTATCTAAAGCGGATGCCTTATCTTGCAATGTCTTCTGTCCGAATGCTACAATACCTTGTCCAGGGAATGCTGCGATTGGGTTTACTTTGTTCTCATATAGAGTATCTCTTTCAGCGTGCGTTAATCTATTCAATACACTAACTGCTCCAGTGATACCACCTCTATTCAAACCAGCAGGTGCGAACCATTCAGCTGCCAATCTATCGTTTGCAGCGAATACAGCCGGCATCAATACTGATGGTGGAACTGAAGTTAATTTATTTGTATTACTATCGATTGTTTTAACCCAAGGATAGTAAGTTGCTACATAGTTTGAATCTACTGAATTTGCTTGCTCAGTTGCTTCCGTAATTGTATCATCATAATCGTTGAAATCAGCGATGTAGAAACAATCTTGTCTATCTTCAACCATATCAATTACCTTAGAAGTAATAGCCGGATGTAATTGTCTTACAATACCAGGAGTTACTACCATATTGATATCATACTCATCAGCGTTAGATACAGCGTTGATTGCTTTTGTGTATGCAATTGAACCAGAAGATACAGAAGTTGAACAATTGAATCCTTGCTGATTTGCATTTCCCCAATCAGAATCACCAGCTTTAGCTATCTTTACAGTTGGGTTAGTACCATCAAATCCAAATTGGAATCCTAATAAGAATTGTCTTTTAACCATATCAGTTGATGCTGAACCGGTCATTGT